GAATCTGACCGTGGACTCTGTGACTGTAGCTCAGTTGGTCAAGAGCGTTGGTTTGTGGCACCAAAGGTCGTGGGTTCAAATCCCATCGCCCCGACTGGAAGTGAAAGAAACAGGCCCCTTCGCCCGATGGCGGAGGGGCCTGTGACTTTTCCCGGTGACGCCGCGGTCAGCCGTTGCGGCGGCGGGCGGGACGCGAGGCGGCACGCTGCGGACGGGAGGCGGGGCCACCGCGTTCGTAGGCCGGTAGTTCCAATTGCTTGGGATCGAGTTTCGCGAGCCCGGCGTCGATCCGGGAGGCGAGCCCGACCATGCCCTTGTCCTTGACGCGCGTCAGCAGTTGCTTCGCGGTATCGACGGCGGAGAGATTCATCCCGTCGAGTTCGTTGGCGTTCGGGGGAGAGGCGTCGAAGGCCGCGAGGATCGCGTCCGTCGCCTTGGGGAAATCGTTCGTCTCGAAGCGGATGCGCGCGATCCCGCCGAAGGCGAACGTCATGAAGCGTCGGGCCGCCGCTTCCGCCAGCGGGTCGAGATTCATGGCGCGGTCGCAGAGCGCCAAGGCGCGTTCGTAGGAAGCCACGGCCTTTTCGGGGGCGTTGGCCTTGCGATGGGCTTCGGCCGCGATGATCGACCCGAAGGCGGCGTAGGTCTCGAGACCGCGCGGCCCCCCGCCCTTCGCCGCGAGCTGGCCGAGAACCGCGTTTCCGACGTCGCGCGTGGTGCGGACTCCGGTCGACGCGTCGCGTTCCGCGATCAACGTCGCGTACTGGGCTTCCATTCCGTCGGGGCCTCGGTCTTCCACCAACTGGCTCCGGTAGCGGTCGTGAAGCGCCCACGTGTTCGGGAACTTGAGAATCCCCGTTTCGAGGACGGCGAAGGCTTGCCCCTTCGCGCCGAGCCACTTGAGGAAGTCGTAGTGGCCCGCGACTTGATCGGCGTTCCCGAACGGATGTTTGGCGAGAATCGCGTACGCCGCGTGGACGTCGGCGAGCCATTCTCCGGGCCACGCTTCCTTGCGGCGCGTCGCGCGAAGAATCGCCTGCTGCCGGGCCTCGGTGAACAGGCCGAGAACGAGCATCGCGTTCCACGATTCGGGGGCGATCGGCGCGAACGCCATGGCGGCCTCGGCCGCCTTACGGGCCGCGGCGACGTCGCCTTCGTACCACGCGATGGCCGCGTCGAGTTCCGACGGGCGCCATCCCGAGGCTCCCGCCGCCGCCGCGGCGGAAAGCGACGCCCGCGCCTTGCCGAGGGCGGCTACGGACGCTTCGGCGGCGAGGGTGCCGCTCGTGGCTTGGTGCAGGTGCGCGGCGGCGAGGCCGACGAGGGCGTCGGCGTCCTTCGCCGCGAGGATCGCCTCGGCACGGGCGACGGTGTCGGCAACGACCGCTTCATCGACGAATTCCGGCGCCGCGCCTTCGAGGGCTCGGGTCCAGGAAGCGGCGTCGAGAGCCGGCGAGCGGCCCGAAAGGCCGCGGTGCACCACCGAAAGCGTGCGCGCGCGGTCGGACGACCCACCCATCCGGTCGAGGGCGCCCATCAGGGCGTTGCGCTCGTCCGGCGGCAGGGCCGTGCGCATGGCATCGGAAATGAGCTCGACGGCGGATTCCGAGGTGGACTTCGCCAACGACTCGCGGGAGGCCTTCGCCAGTTCCGCGTCGAGGCTGAACACGCCGAGTCGGAGCAGGTCGACGTTCGCGTCGCCGCCGGCTTCCGCCACCTTCTTGAGCAGGGCGGCCCGGGTGTCCTTGTCGCCGGTCAAGAAGGCGGATTCGACCGCCTCGCGGTCCGAACTCTCGCGACTCAGCACGCGATCGAGGACGGGACGATCGGCACGGTTGATCGGCGGCTGCTTCGGGCGATCCGCGACTCCGTCCTTGATGGCCTTGAACACCGAATCGGTGTCCCATGCGTAGTAGACGTCGTAGGCCTCTTTCCCGTCGTCGCCGAGCATGATGTGACGCGGCGCGACGCGGACGCCCTCGAAATACCGTTCGAAGAGGAACGGCTCGATGGAGATGTGTTCCCCGCAGGTGACGGTGCCGAATCGCGGGCAGGGGATGCGGCGACCCTGCTCGTCGTGGTCGCGAGGCGTGTGTCGGTAGGTCGACGCGATCACGCAGGTGTAGGCGTCGTAAAGCCCCGCGGTCTCGGGGCGACGGTAGCGGACGCCCGCGTAATGTTCGCTCGCGATTTCGCCGTCCATGTTGACGCAAATGAGGATCGGCTTGCCGGTCTCCTTCGAAACCGCCTGAGCGTCCTCCCACGTGCGCTGCCAACGGATGAGACACGGCTTCGCCCAGTCTTCCGCGGTGGGGGCGAACCACATCTGTTCGCGGTTCACGCGGGTCGTCGGGGCATCCTGCGCCGAGAGCGACGACGACAGGGACGCGAGGAGCGCGAGGGCGAGAAGCACGTTGGTGGTCTGAAGCGCGGTGGTGCTGCGTATGCGCGCGGTGGTATGCCGATCAAGGGGCATTCTTACCACACCAAGAGCGATGAGGCGCTTCGATACATCATCAAGGATGCTGGTGAAGCCGCTCGCGCGATGCGTGGTCATAGTCCAAAGTCTGAGGCAAAGTATCTTGATCAGGTAAATGATGCTTCGACTGTTCTCAATTATCGCAAGCAGGGTGGCAAGCGAGTTGAGAAAAACGATTCTGACAAGGATGATTCGTTCAAGCGCGGTGGTCGTGCCAAGAAGTACGATGGCGGTCCTCTTGGCGGGGCCAATCGCATGATGGCTGCTGCCTCCCAGCGAGCCGGTGTCCCCAATGCGATGCTTGGCTTCTCTGGCGTCAAGCGTGGCGCTCTCTCTCCCATGCGCGCTACCGGCCTCAAGAAGGGCGGCAAGGCTGACGACACCGCTCAGGACAAGGCTCTGGTCAAGAAGGCCATGCGCCAGCATGAGACGGCGCAGCATGGCGGCAAGCATTCTAAGCTTAAGCTTCGCAATGGTGGTGGTGCCGAAGCAACTATTCGCGGTCTTCCCGGTGGTGATCCGTATCGAGGTGACACAACCCGTGGAATTCCCGATGTGTCGGATTCTCGGTATACTGCCCCACCCCCAAAGACTCGCGTCGGCGGCTTCAATCTGCCTCGCGAGATGAGTGCGTCCGAGCGTGAATTTGAGCAGCCGTCTCGACTTTATGAGAAGCCTGAAGATGTTCCGTCTCGCGTGATGCGCTCCAAGATGGAAAATCCGAGTGCGGCTGCTTTTTATGCGAAGGGCGGCAAGGCTAAGGGGCGCGCGGCTGGTGGCAAGATCAGCGACATCGAGCGAGTTCTCTCTCGCGCGACTGCCAGCAATCCCAATCCGAAGAAGCGTTACGTCTCCTACGCTGGCGAGGAGAGGCCTCCTGCTCGGATGCCCAAGCCTATGGACCCGATTGACGAGCAGATGGCTGACGTTCAGCGCGAAGCCAAGATGGAGCAGATGTACAAGGCCTTCCGCGCCAAGAAGGCGGCTGCTGCCCGTCAGCAGAAGAAGGAAGAGGAGGAGCGCGCGGATGACTATCGCAAGAATCCTCCGATCCCCATTGGCTTCAAGCGTGGCGGCGATGCCAAGCGCATGGCTCGCGCCTCTGGTGGTCGCACCAAGAAGGGCAAGACCAACATCAACATCGTGATCGATGCTGGTGGTGCGAAGGCTCCGATGGGCCTTGGCGCGCTTCCCCCGCTGCCGATGCCGGGTGGTCGTCCCGTTCCGCCGCCGCTGCCGGTCGGTGGTCCGGGTGCTGCCCCGATGGGTATGCCTGCCAGCCCGATGCCGCCTGCTGCGCCCCCGCCCGCGATGCCGGGTGCCGGTCCCATGCCGATGGGGCGCAAGCACGGTGGTCGCACGATGTCCTACAAGGACATGACGGCTGGTGCTGGCTCTGGTGAAGGTCGCCTCCAGAAGACCGAGATCGCGACGCACAAGCGTTCGGCTCGTCGTGCTGGTGGCAAGGTCTACCGCAGCTACAAGGACATGGATGCTGGCGCGGGTTCCGGTCTGGGGAGGCTGGAGAAGACCGAGATCGCGTCGAGGAAGTGATCCGTTAGAATCGTTTTCCTCCCCGCGATTCTGGCGGATCGGGGAGGGAGTGTGACCCCCTCACGCTCTCTCCCCACCAATTCCATATAAGGGGGACTGTCAGGGGGGCAGTTGTGCTTACTCATCAAGCTTTCTATCAGAGTGAATTGAAGAAAAATCTGCGTGAACGTATTGAAGTTGCGAAAGATTCGCTGATTTCTGCTCACGCAACAATCGAACACACCGACTACAAGTTCCGGGTTGGTGTTATTCACGGTCTTCTGGCTGCGCTGGATGCCTGTGACGAGGTGGAGACGGAGCTTAATCAACGGTAAGGGGAGAACTATGCCGTTCATGCGTATGGAACATGAGATTGATCCTGCGAAAAAGATTCTGAGCGATATCGGGGACATCTCTACTTTTGAGATCTTCAACAATCAGATCCTTGTCGGCGTCTACATCAGGCCACAGAAGACCAAGAGTGGCCTCTATCTGTCGGACAAGACGACAGACGAGGACCGTTTTCAGTCGAAGGTTGGGCTGCTCCTGAAGATGGGGCCGCGCGCTTTCGAGGAAAACGAGGAGGGATGGTTCAAGGGGGACAAGTTTGCACTCAACGAGTGGCTTGTTTTCCGTCCTTCCGATGGTTGGAACATCACGGTCAACGGTGTTCTGTGTCGAATCCTGTCTGATACGCAGGTCAAGGGGCGCGTGAAGTCGCCCGATGAAGTGTGGTGAGGAGAAAATCATGTCTGATCCCAAGGAAGACCAGCTTGAAATCAACCTCGATGAGGCTGCGAACAAGGATTCGGAGCCTAGCGTCGAGGTGAGTGACGAGCCTATTGCTGCGGCAGAGCCGGAAAGGCCGATTGCGGCAGAGGAAGACCCTGCCAAGGCTCTTGCGGAGCTTCGCGCGCAACTTGAGCAGGAGCGTCGCGCTCGTATCGAGGCTGAAACCCGCGCCCGACAGGCCAGCACGGAGGTTGAGGATTCCAATCTTCAGCTTGTGACTGGCGCTATCGAGACGATGCAGCGTGAACAGGGCATCCTGAAGGGGCAGTTGAAGGAGGCAATGTCGGTCGGTGACTTCGACCGGGCTGCCGAGCTTCAGGAAGCGATGTCGAACAACGCTGCCAAGCTTCTTCAGCTTGAGAATGGCAGGGAAGCGATGAAGGTCAGGCCCCGTCAGGAGCCTGTCCAGCGTCATTCCGACCCTGTCGAGCAGTTTGCATCGCAGCTTTCGCCTCGTTCTGCCGACTGGGTTCGCAAGAATCCGCAGTTCGTGACCGATCCGCGCCTCAATCAGAAGATGATTGCGGCTCATAACCTCGCTGTTGCGGATGGTCATGTGCCGGATTCGGACGGATACTTCTCGGCAATCGAGGATACGCTGCGTGTTCGGCGTGTCGAACCGGCTCAGAGCGAGCCTACGACGGAGTCGCCCTTGTCTTCTGCTGCAAAGCCCGTGGCGCGGGCTGCTCCTCCTGCTGCTGCCCCCGTCAATCGAGGCTCCAACGGTCGTTCCAACATCGTTCGACTGACCCGAGCCGAGGCTGACACGGCAAAGATGCTTGGAATGACCGAAACCGAGTACGCGAAGCACAAACTGGCCCTCCAGAAGGAGGGCAAGCTTCCGAATTGAGGAGAAAGATCATGGATAACGCTATCAATCCGACCCCTGTGGCCTCTTCCGAGGCCCCTCGTCGTCGTGGACGCCCGTCTCGCCTCCAGAAGCCGGTCGATGAGACCGCTATCGAGCCTGTTGCGGCTGTTCCGCGCGCCGAAATGCGCTCCGAGGTGCGGGAGGAGGACTCTCGCGCCCGTGCTGCCCGTCGTGCAGCCGAGATCCGAGGCCACATTGGCGACATGGATCAGGGTACGGACGAGTTCTTTGTCGAACCGTCGATCATCCCCGAGGGCTGGACATATGAGTGGAAGCGCCAGTCGATCCTTGGGCAGGAAGATGCCACGCACCAGATCCATCTGGCGCGGATGGGCTGGGAGGCTGTCCCTGCCCGTCGTCATCCCGGCATGATGCCTGCCTCTTGGACCAAGGGGACCATTGAGCGCAAGGGCATGATCCTCATGGAGCGCCCGACAGAGGTTGTCGAGGAGGCTCGTCGCATCCAGAACAAGGCTGCGAAGGATCAGGTCCGCGCCAAGGAGGCCCAGATCGCGGGTGCGCCCGATGGCACGATGACCCGTGACCATGCCCAGACCCGTCCGAAGATCAACAAGAGCTTTGAAGCTATTCCTATCCCGAAGGAGTAATGTTTAGGATATGCTTTACTGCATAGCTTAACAAAAGGGGGCTTCGGCCCCCTTTACTTTTGTATCTTGATGTGGAAATAATCGACTCAACTCCCCCGGTGAGGAGTTTTTTTCCCCGGTCATAAGTCGCCCCGGCGCGCGATGATGGACCTCCTGAAGAAGGAGAATCCGTTATGGCGAATACAAATGCGCCCTACGGTTTCCGTCAGTACAGCGGGAATGGTTCTGCTCCGACGTATGAGCAGGTTCCCGTTCAGATCGCCTACAATGCCACGAACATCTTCTTTGGCGACCCGGTTGAGCCGGATGCCAATGGTCAGGTCGTTCAGGGCGATGGCACGACGCCGACCGCCGGTATCGCCGGTATCTTCGTCGGTTGCCAGTATCTCTCGGTCGCGCAGAAGCGCACCGTGTGGTCGAACTACTGGCCCGGTTCGGATGTCGCCTCGTCCAATACGGTCACGGGCTACATCGTCAACGACCCGAATGCCAAGTTCGTCGTCCAGTCGGACGCGACCGGCATCGTGCAGGGCGATGTGAACCTGAATGTTGGCTATGCCATTGGCACGGGTAACACCGCCAACGGCATCTCGGGCGCGTACATCACGGGCGCGGCCACGACCAACACTCTCCCGTTCCGCATCGTCGGTCTTGTCAGCGCCCCTCCGGGTTCCGCTGGCACGGAGTCGGGTGCGTATAACTGGGTCATCGTGGCGTTCAACAACGTCGCGACCAAGTCCCTTACGGGCATCTGAGAGGAGTAAGCACCAATGGCTGTCAATCTTAGTGCCATCAAGGATCTGCTCCTCCCCGGCCTTCGCGGCATCGAGGGCAAGTACGAGCAGATCCCGTCGCAGTACGACAAGATCTTCACCAAGCATGAGTCGAAGATGGCTCTGGAGCGCACCGCTGAGATGCGCTTCCTCGGCCTCGCGCAGCTTAAGACCGAAGGTGGTCAGACTGCGTTCGACAACGGCGCTGGTGAGCGTTACGTCTACAATCAGGAGCATACCGAGATCGCTCTCGGGTATGCCATCACCCGCAAGGCGGTTGATGACAACCTGTACAAGACGCAGTTCATGCCGTCGAACCTCGGTCTGATCGAGTCCTTCCAGCAGACCAAGGAGATCTATGGCGCGAACGTCCTCAACACCGCGACGACGTACAACTCGTCGGTCGGTGGTGACGGCAAGGCGCTCGTCGCGCCGGACCATCCCATCGATGGCGGCACGGTTGCGAACACGCCGACGACTCAGGTTGAGCTTAACGAGGCCAGCCTGCTGAACGGCATGATCGCGGTCCGCGCCAACTTCAAGGATCAGGCTGGCCTGAAGGTGTTTGCGCGCGCGCGCAAGCTCATCGTGCCGACTGCCCTTGAGCCGGTGGCGATCCGTCTCACGAAGACGGAGCTTCGTCCGGGCACGGCAGACAATGACGTTAATGCAATCATGATGACGTCCGGCGGTCTGCCGGAGGGCTACATGGTCAGCGACTTCCTTACGTCGTCGTCCGCTTGGTTCCTGCTGACGAACATC